CATGACACAAGACATGACGAATTATCGTCAGGCACTTAGAGATTTGCCTGATGGTTTGACTACTGTTGAAGATGTTGAAGCTGTTACATTTCCTACAAAACCATAATTTCAATTAACATTATTAACCTGGAGGACACTATGGAAAAAGTGAAACAAGAAGCTAAAAGATTATGGACATTAGCAAAAGCCAATAAGAAAGTTACTATTGGTATAATTATTGTTCTTATAATCTTATACGAACTGGCAACTAAATAAATAACAATGCCTAAAAGAAAAACCATAACAGCTAAAAGCATGGTTAATGCTCAATTAGGTATTAGGCTATCTTCACATGAGAAATTATGCGCTGAAAGAATGTCTGTATTAATAAAGAATATTGATGTGCTTAATAAAAAAGTATCAAAGCTTTCAGACGATGTAAGCACTGGAAAAGGAATGGTAAAAATATTAGTATTTCTTGGAACAGTAGCCGCTGCTTGTATTGGTTTTTTAAATATTAGGTGAAGTATTACAACAAAGGTATAGCAGCTCATTTAGAGGCTATGCTTGAACTCCTGGATGACGATCATCTTTTATTTACCAATGTTCAAGGAGTTGGTCCAATAGATATAGTTAGAGTAAATATTCATACAGGAGCTGTTGATTTTTACGATGCTAAATCCGACAGAGAACGATCACATAAAAAAAGACCATACACAGAAATTCAAAAAAAATTAGGAGTGAAACAATTTTATGTCAATTTACATAACAGAACCTGGAGAGTGGAATCCAAACTGGGAGAACTTCCAGCCAAAGGAAGTAAGCTGTAGTCATTGTGGAAAATTAAAAATCCATGAAGATATTATGGATTTACTTCAAGAGGCTAGAAATAATCTTGGTTCATTATCAATTACATCTGGTTATCGCTGTCCAGAACACAATGCATCTGTTTCAAAAACTGGAGCTAACGGACCACATACTACAGGAAAGGCAATTGATATAGCTGTTAGAGATAGCCAACATAGAAAGCAACTGATTGATTATTTTGCACCAGAAGTTCAAGGTTTAGGAATAGCAAAAAGTTTCATTCACATTGATTTACTCTTCGAAGAAGATGGTTTTACACAAAGACCTAATTCTTGGGTTTATTGAAATACATTAAAATATTTATAGCGTTCTTGTTCTTCTACTTTATAGGAACTTGCACACTCTATAAAGCAACACAACAACTTAACAATTATGATACAATTTCTAACACTACTAAAAAATCCATTAACTAAAATGGTTTTTAATAAAGCATCTGAACACTTTAAACATAAAGCTGAAAAGCAAAAAGTAATAAGAGCTGCTGAAATAGAGGCAGCTAAAGATGTAGATATAACTAGAATTAAAAGTCAGAACAACACGATCAAGGATGAGGTGTTAATGTTTTGGCTAATTGGAATGTTAACGACTGGTTGGTTTCCAGCAACAAGAGAAAATTTTAGAGAGTGGGTAGCAATCATAAATGATCTACCTGATAGCGTTTGGTATTTAGTTATTATTGTGTTTACAGCAAGCTTTGGTTCAAAAGTTTCTGACAAGTTGATGAACCGTAAAAAGAAGTAATGAAACATATATTACTTTTGATTAACCATTACTCAAGCAAGCTTCAGGTTTGGTCATGGCAGAAGCTATGGTCGAATAGAAAAGATGGTCTTGGTTATAAAAAGTAGTGGCTAAACAAAACTTCTCTCATTATGTCAAGAGAGATAAACCAAGAAAAAGACCTCGCAGACATACAAAGTCAATCTCAAAAAGAAAACCAAAAAAATCAAAATATAGAGGTCAAGGAAGATGAAAATAGATTTAAAATACATAATAGGATTCATAACAACTTCGCTATTCGGTATTTTAACATGGTCGCTAATTACATTAGTGGACATAAAAAGTAAGACAGCTGGAGTGGAGGCTGAACTATTCCACATTAACAAACAAATCGGAAGGATCTATGGAAACTTCCAAAAAAAAGAGGAGTAAATAATGTTTAAATTAGATTTAGATATTCCAACTTACGCAGAGTGGAGAGTCCAAATTGAAAAATTTATAGCTGAACAACCTGAACAAGCTAAGAAATATCAAGAGCAAGTTCAAAAATTTTGGCAAGATTTTTTTAACGATATTTGGAAAAAATAAGGAGTGAGATATTTAATAAGTTTAATAACAGTTAATTTATTATTTATTATTTATTGTTTTGCTTTGTTTAATTATTCTTAAATAAACCTGGAAGTGGAGTAGAGTAAGGAAGCTAATTTATTCTTAATGGCGGAAGCGATCCGATTCGAACGGATGGTACGAATTTCTCCATACGAGTAGTTAGCAACCACTTGGTTTAAACCAGGCTCACCCACGCTTCCAGCAGTACATTATTTAGCTGCTAATCTTATAAACCTAATTTCAAATTTTATCAATGAAACAGAAAACCATATTCTCTGAACAATGCAATTGGTGTAAAACCGAGCTTATTCTTAATGGAAAAGAAGCTGATAGCTATGTCGTTAATGCTGAACATAAACATTTTTGCAAAATTCATACTCCAGGAAAAGAACCTGAAAAAGATTGTATGACTGAATATGTTAAAGATTGTAAAAATAAAATTTCAATTATTCCTAAACCAAATACAATTTATAAGTCTCCTTTTTGGTCATAAATTATTATCCTATTTTTGTTAACATCACCTCTAAAAATTTTCTAAAAAACAAATCAATTTGCATAAAATATTTAAAAATGTTAATGCTGTGTTAACGGAAGGTGAGAAAGTGGCGTATTTACTTATCAAATAACTATTTACTTTGGTTTGCTAATCCTATAAATCTTTAAATCAATGATAGAAATAACAATTGTTGGTTTAAAAAAGATAATAGTTACTTGGATATTTAATCCTTGTTACTCCTACATTATCACAACATCCACTAAAAATGTGTCAACGCACAATGTTAACGGATTGAGTATTTATCAATCTTTCCTACTGTGGTTTTTTCAGAACCAACACTTGCATATCTATCCTCATAAACTAAAAAAGAAAGGATATGAATATGTCAGCGTATCAAGTTGAATACAAATGTTTAGGTCGTGTACTAAAAGCAATAAGTAAAGTTGGAGTATATGGTCCAAGATTTGAACAAATAGAAAAACTAAAGGACCAATATAATAAAAATGCTGGTAAGGTTTTTGATCAATTATTAAACCTTAACAGATTTAGTCTTGCAGAAAGATACCCAGAACGTAGCAAGGAATTACATTTTGAAGTTGATAGATCAAAAGCTGTTTGGTTAAGCAGACAGTTAGGTCATAATGATTATCAATTATTAAAAAGTTTGAATTGTTACTTGTATCAATCTTGCGAAGGTGATGCTAGTAAAAGCAATCTGTATAAAACTCTTCGAGAGATAAGCAATAGCTTTGCTCATGATTTAGCTTCAAAAAATCGTAGTTACGATGAAGCAGAATGGAGTTAAAATGATCAAGACAAAACTAAACAAACCTAAAGGCTCAAGATTTTGGAAATTGTTTGTGGAAAAAGATGGTAAGTACAAAATCATTTATAAAAACGAAAACAAACAACTTGTTAAAAAGAAAAGAGCAGCAGTACAATCTGACAGTATTGATATTGAAGCTAAATTATCAAGAAAAACATTTATTGGTTTATATAAAGAGTTTGCTGAAGCTAAGATTGAAGAAGGTAAAAATAATGATTTAGGCGGTAAGCTTCATTCATTAAAAGTATATCTTGGATATTATAACAAACATATATCTAAACACTTTCCTGAGCATATTTTAATTGATGGTGTAACTGAACAAGTTGCTGAAGATTTTTTTATTAAATTAAAAGGCAACGGTGTTAGTTGGATACAAACTGAGAATGTTGTTATGACATTTAAGACTGCATTAAGATATGCAAAAAAGAAACAATACATATCTAACATTGGTGATATGGAAGATTTCAAATGTAAAAAACAAGCTAGATTGAAAGCTAAAAATCCAGCTGAAATGAAATACAAAAAAACACCAATGATTAATCTTCAAGAAGCTGACAGATTGTTTAAACTTTTTGATACTGATAATATTAAAAATCCTACAATTACAGATAAAAGAAACTTTGTTATTGTTGCTGTATTTCTTTTTTGTGGATTAAGAATGTCGGAGTTAAGAGGTTTAAAATGGAATGCGATTGACCTTAATGCTGAAGTTCCAACAATAACAATTAAACATACTATTGTTGGCTCTTATGAAGGATTTGGTAAAGCAGATGGATCAAGAAGAACTATAGTTATTCATCCAGTTTTATTACAGATACTAAGAGAGTGGAAGGCTACACATACAAGACATTTTACACCTCATAAAATCACTTGGGTTTTTCCTTCATTAAGAAAAACTATTGAATGGATTGTTCCAGTTTGTGAAAGAACAATTAGAGATATGATAAATGTTGGTTTTGCTAATTTAGATTTAGCTGAAATCCAATATGTAGTAGATAGAACTAATCCAAGTAAAAGAAGAATAAAAGTTATATCATCTAAATTTGGAACAGCTCCAACTAAAACTTTTAGACATTTTGCAGCTACTTGTTTGCTTGCTGGTCAAAACTCTAATGCAGAATTAACTGATAAGTTTGTTATTAATTATATTGGTCATACAGATAAGAAGGTAACAGAAAGTATTTATGGAGATCATACAAACTTAAATACTTCTCCTGAGTATGCAGCTAAAGAACTTCAAGCTTTAAAGAATGCAATACCTTTAAAAAGAGGAAATTACTAAGTATCAATGGTCATGCGGACTAGCTTTTGTTAGTCTGCGTGGCTCTATGAAGGTATCTTTCCTTCTCTTCAGCTCGTTTTTTCCAATATTGATTAATTTGCTTCCTCATTGAAGTTCCTCTCTTCATCAAACTATCCTCTCTTATAAAACCGTCTCTCTCTAATCTACCTGGTCTTGCTACTTGTTTAGCGTAATGTTTTTTACCTTTGTGTGGCATCTTTATTTCTCAACATCATTTCAAAATTACCACTCTCTTCAGTAACTCTTTCAAGATCATTCCTTAATCTTTTGTTTTCTTGTTGCAGTTCACCATTTAATTTTTGATGTTCTTTATTTATTTTTTCTAAATCTTTTATTCTTTTTTTTAATGCTTTATTCTCATCATCTATCCACGCTTCATCAAACATTCCAACATTTGTCATGTCGCAAAATCATCCTCTTCTTTATTAACTTTATGAATCTCATCTTCTCTCTCTAAAGGATTTGTAGGTTCTTCTGGTTCAGTTATCATTGCAGCTTTAGTTTCTGCTACAATCTCAATATGAGTGTCTCGAAGTTCTTCTTTACAGGCATCTTTAGCTTCATTTAATTTTTCCATTAATGCTGGATAGTTACTCTCATAAACTCCATAAATATAAACATCATTGATAGCTGCACAAATTCGAGCTAATCCTTTATGTCGTTTTTCTAATCTCAATAGCTTCTGATCTAGTGTCGCCATCTTTTAAAACCTCCTTTAATTTATATTTAATATTTTCAATTTTAAGTTCATCAATAGTGACTTCACTATCAATTGGTTCTTTACCTTTGATAGCTTTATCTTCGTCAGCAAATTCTTCTTTGAGTCTAAAATGAACATCACCTTCAGTAGTTTTTATTATGCTACTCATGGCTACCTTCTAATCCAAATATCTGTTCTGGCGTTGTTACATCTTTAGGTTTTGTGGTTGTTGGAATACCTTTTTCTACAACTCTATTTCCATAATCTATCGTTTCTTTGATAGTCGGTTTGATATTAGTTAATACAACAGAGATAATTTCTTTACTCATTTTACCAGTAGGTTCATAACTTAAAACCAGCATATACTTACAACCAGCATCTTCGATTGTTTGTTCTTGGATTTCTATTTCACATTTAGTAGCTTTAATTATGCTCATTCAACATTGCCTCCACTTCAGGTCCAATTTCTTCATAACTACCTATATCTGCTTGAGGTTTAAGATAACCAGCATCTTGAGGTGTTAATTCTTTATCTAGCCAGTCATCTTTGCCAGTAAATCCTCTATGTTTTGTAATCATTTGAGGATCAACTAATACTTCCATTCCAACTTTAAAGAATTTTGCTAATTGATGTAATCTGAAAGCGCTACATCCATTAGTTCCTTTTTCATATTTTTGAAGTTGTTGAAATTTCACTTTGCAGTGATCAGCTACTTTTGTTTGGTTTAAGCTTCTACATTTTCTTAGGTATTTAATATTCCTACCTACAACAGCATTGAAAGCTATGTCGTCTGCTGTTTTTTTATGTCCTCTTTGATTGTCAGGCATTTTATTTTCTCCATAGTTAAGCCAAAATAATCTTCACATTGCTTTTGCCAGTTAGACATATTCATTGTGGTTGATTTTTCAGCGGTTATTAAAAAGCACTCAGGTGTCATTTGCCTAAATACCTTCTCAGCATTAATAAAGAATGCTGGAAGCTTGTTTTCGAACTTTAGCCACCATTTACTGTCATTGATTTGGTGGACAGGCATATCGGAACTGAAAGTCTGATAACTATAATAAGTTATCCAATTAGTATCGTGTTTTTTTCTACTCATATTCTGTTGTATTAGGAAATTTAATTATTTCAGCCATGATCTATAAATATCTTTATCTTTTTCTTGCATTACTTTTGCTTGATACAAATAATTTTCTGCATCATCGTATGTATCTTTTTTAAATTTGTGTTTAGTTCGATATAACTTTGCAGCTACATACATATTTGAAACCATCCATCCAGGAATAGGATTTTTCAAGTTAAGCAGAACACTCCAAATTTTTCCAATGCCATTTAAAGCATCTTCAAAATTTCCGTATTCTGCTTCCTTGATGTTACGGATCAATTTAAGCTTTTGCTCTTGTCGATTTTCCATTTTTATTTTTTTCTGAAAAGTCTTTATGAGCTTGAAGAATGTAATAAGAAGCTGTCTTTGCCATTGATTGTGGCATTTCAAACTGCTTATCAGATAATTCTCGAAGCTTATTGTAAGTTTCCATATTTAACGCAATTGATTTGAATCGATCAGTATCCATTTTACGTCTCCAATGATGCTGGATCAAAAGTTGTGTTGTCAGAATTAACTTCCAACTCTTCTAATCTATGAACCCAGTAGTACGGTTCATCTTTTGCCATTTTACCTTCGCCAGATGCTAAAGCTTTATAGCAACCAACTCTGATATTTTTACCACCTAATTCTTCTGGCAATTTCAGAGTACCTTTTAAATCATAAGATTTTGGGTTCTCTTTTTTAATATTAGGAACTAACAAGCCTAATGATTTGCGTTCCTTTTTTTGTTCTTCAGCCATTTTTTATGACTCCATTAGTCTCAAGTTTATTTTTAATCTTGTTGAACTTTTCCAAAAAGAAATTGTAGGCGATAGGATTATTAGCCTTCACCGTCTGCAATAATTTTTGATTGTTGGTCAACCAAGATTTGTATGAACCAAGATGAGAGACTTTATCAAGCTCGGTTAATGCTTTGTCTAACTCAGAACTCTGGTTAGCAATCGCAATTCCTACTTCTTCAGCGCTTGCAACGCTGTCATTTACCAAACCACACATAGATAATGCTCTACCAACAGCGCTGGTTTCACAATTTTCTACATAACTTGTTTGATTAATCCTGGATGCAGCTCGAAACTCCTGAGCTGTTCCAGTGGCAACATGCTTACGGTTGCCTTCCTCTGTTGAGCCAATATAAATATCGGCTTGCATCATTACTTGTTTATCGTCATGCTGAATAACCTTAGTAACAATGTCAAGATCGCTACCAAGATTTCTTCTAGCAAGAGCTATTTTTGTAGCTCCTAAAACGTACTCTTTACCGTGTATAGGAACTGTTCCACCTTTATAATTTTTCTTAAAATCATTGATGGTTTTTATTAGTTTATCATCTGACATATATAGTAACCTCCTATGATTATTGATGTGTAAGTGATGAGTGAAGGAGTGATCATCTTTTGATGTTGCTCCATAATTCTTTTGCGTGTTTTACAAAATCATGTCCAATGCTCCAGTAAAACGGATGTTCAAATTGAGGATCTGTATCTGCAATTAAACTTTCTATAATTGTATCTTTATCGTTAAGGTGAGCATATCTAGTTAGTAATCGTTCTCTTCTGATACCTTTAGTAACTAATTGCTCATAATAATTTTTAATATTTGCTGGTTCTAAATCCGCACAACTATTTTGTGAAAAAATCTGGAAACCATCCGCAGACAAATAAATTAAATATGGCTTCAAAGGATAAGCATGAGAAAAAAAAGAAGTCATATAAAAACTTAATTGTCTGAGATGATTAACTAACGGAGAGGATGGTAACTTTGCATGAGAAAAACCTCTGCTACCATCCTTCCTTATCTTCAATGGTTTTTGCCATACAGTCTTAAACTCGAGGACCGAAAGGAACGGAGCAGCTTTAGAAGCTGACGCTGAAGTTGATTGCTCAACCTCATTAAAATCCTCAAAGTGTAAGTCAGTTCTTCCAACAATAGGAAGATGAAGTCTGTTATCGGTGTGATTGATACTAGCTTCAGCAGTAATTTCTTTTGCCTTTGCTATACCAATTTTTTCACACGCTAAAAATCCTTGTCTAATAGTTTGAGGAATAGTTTCTTGGTACTTTTCAAACTTATCTCTATCTTTTTCATTTACAGGATTATATTCTTTAAACTTTTCTAAAGCTTTTTGTATTGCAGCTTCTTGAGATAATTTTTTATTTAATTGTGGTTGAAGTTTTTTTGTATTTGGGTTCATTCTCCAAATGGTATTGGAGTAGTGGTCTTGAAGAGCATCATTCACACAAACGCCAGCCATCATATTCGCATTGCCTTCTAGCAATCTTCTTTGCTCTTGTGTTAAAAATATTTTTTGAAAAACAAATGGACCATCCAACATATCTAATGAAGTAGGTGAGTGGTGATTGTAATTTAAGTTTTTAAAAATACCTGGAAGTATTTTTTCTTCTAAAGGATCGTCTAATTTTTTTGTATTTATATTCATGGAATAGTTTTTATTCCTATGAACAAAAATTTAATATGTAGGTATCGGAACTATCCTAAAGGTAGCTTAAGTGGTATGTTTATTTTTTTTATCTTTAATTTTATAAACATTTGTATTTTGGTGAGATCTATCTGAACTATCTGAACTATCGGAAGTATCGGACTTCTTTTTTCTAAAAGTATGTTCTTCAACATATTCAATAACTTCTCTTCTAATATAAAAATTTACATCACCATCTTGAAAGTGAGGAATGCCAACTATTTCTCCACATTCTCTTGAAGAAGCTCTCCAGTTTTGCAATGTTTCATTAGGAAAACCAAACTCAACAGCTACTTGATTACCTCTTATTCTTTCATCTAATTGAAACTCTGTATATCCGCCATTAGGCAATTTATGTCTGTATATTAGTATTTTAGGCTGTATTTTATCAGGTTTATTAGGCACGTTTTTTCGCATTTTCTTTTTTTATAAATTCTGGAATTATAACATCATCGTCTTTCGTAAATAAATTTCCTAAAAAGGATTTTTTTATAGCAGCTTTTTTATCTGCTTCTACTTGCAGTTTATCTAAAATCAATCTTACTTCAGCCTTTGTTGCTTGCAGCTGTGCTTCAATTTGTTTTTGTAGTTGGAGTATTTGTTTATTTTGTTTTTCTAAACCAATTTCTTTTAATTTATTTTTTTCTTTCTCTTCTTTTCTAATTAATTCTCCAAGTTGTTGAACTTGTTTAATATTTTTAGATAAAACTTTATCTGCTAATATTGCAGATGGCTTGGTAAATGAAATAATAGGTGCAACTACATCAGGTTCAATATCAGAAGCAATAATTTTATTTTCAGATGTTGGATCAGGATTTAAAATTATTTTTTTTGTTCCAAAGATTTGAAAAATTCCTAAATAATATTTGTAATAACCACCTAATAAAGTTGGAGCTTTATTTATTGTTCTAATCATACAAAACTTATTGTTAGCAGCTTCAGAAACTTTATCTATTTCATAATAGTAAGCTATAAATCCATCATAAATAGCATTTAGATCATTTATTCTAATAGCTTTAAGATCTAATCTATAAATATCAGATGGACAAACAGTAGTTTCCATTTTAGCTCTTTGATAACAGACACCTTGATTTGCTACAACCATACCTTCAGAAGTTTTAACTTCAGAAGAAAACTTTACATTAGACCAAACATTTATTGTTTTAGGTTCAAACATTAAAGTTGATGGTGCAACACCTAAAGTATTAGCATAATCAATTGCTTTAGTTTTCGATAGTTCTCTATCACCTTTCATGTGTTTGTATAAAGTTGATAAATTATCTTCACCAACAACTTCTTTAGGATCAATATCTTTTGTTAAGAATAAATCTTGTAATGGACTTTGTTTTTCTTTTTCTTTTTCTTTTTTAGAGTTAATCCTTTCTTTATAATGAATTTCTTTTATAAATTCACTTATTTGTTTATTAAGAGTGGCTGTATGTTCTTTTACAGCTTTTTCCATTAATTCTTTTTCATATTTTTTATGTTTTAATTTTTCTGTTTCTATTTTAGATTTTTTATCTTGAGATTTACCAAATATCCAGTTTGGTAATGTTCTATCATAAAGAGGATGTCTGCAAAAAGGATCATTCCATTTATATTTTCCTTCATATTTAGCTTTAATCCACTTATCATTTAATAAATCTAATTCTTGAGGTTCTAAAAATTTTCTAGCTTCTTTATAAACTTTTTCTTCAACACCGTTCATAGCTTTTCTACCTAATCCATTAGGACAATCATAAAAAATATCTATTCTTGCAAATGGCATTGTTCTTTCTGTTTGTCCTGGAATTTCTCTATGAACTACAAATCCATTAATAATTAATTCTTGATAATCATATTCTCTTTTAGTCCAAAACTGTTTTACTTTTTCATGTCTTGAATGTATTCCTACGCTTGTTTCTTCTTTTCCATAAAAATATTTTTTATTCATGCTGATTATTTAGCGACTAATTAGCTAAAAAGCAATAGGATTTTATACAAAAGTACAAAATAATTAAATTTTTTGTAATAAGTATTGACTATCTATTCTCATCAAATAAAGGCTTAAAACATGGTAAAACAAGTGTATTTTAATGATGTAAAGTTCAGTAAATATAGCACCTGGCACCGCCAGCAGCATAATTGCTTGAATTTCAGTGATATTGACCAGGTTTCTTGCTGTAATTCTTGTTTAGAACCACTTTTCCTTGTTGAAACGGTGTTTTTTAATAATCAACAGCTAATAAAACCGCATAAAATCACCAAACGACTAGCTGAAATGGCTGGTATTCCAGCATTTATTCTCTGGTATCACACCGTTGGAGAAATGATGATGAACTTTCACGTTAAAAAAATAGCTCCTGATTATCCTGGTGGTTATTGTTCTGAACCTAAAAGAATAACACCTGATCAATGGCTGCAATTCCTAGAGCATAAGCAAGCAGAGCATTTTCCAAAGTGCCAAAAAAAAAATTTATTTCTAAAAAAATTAAAAGAAGATCCAAGAGCTAACAGGAGGAAAGCATTTGCGTCAATTCTACATAAGTGATCCAAAGTTATTTGACCTGGACATATCTGCATTTGATTTCAGATTGTATGAATATCTTTGTAAGAATTATGATCTAAAAAGATTATCTCCTTATGTGAGAATGGTTGATTGCGCTGATAATTTTTCAGTTCCGTTGCCAAAGATTAAGGAAGCTTTAGAGAGACTATCTTTATTAAGCATAGATTATAAACCATTAATTACACATAAGAATTTCACTTACTTTGATATGCCAAGATATAAATATTTTCTTGAAAGCATAAAGTTTCGAAAGAATTATTCAAGAGGTGGCTGGTCCAAACTTAAACAGAATATCAACAGTTATAAGAATGGAGCTTATGAGTAACATTGAAAGAATACTAGAAGAGGAGA